GCAGGCGGAACTTCTACCGGAACCTGATAAGGCCCCGGGCTTTGCGTACAGATGGATTAGAGTTTCTACTTTGAATGCAGCTGATCCTCGTAACCTCTCCGCCAAATTGCGCGAAGGTTGGGAGGTGGTAAGTGTTGAAGAGCAACCTAAATTTAAACTGCTAATCGATCCTAATAGCCGTTTTAAAGACAGCATTGAGATCGGTGGGTTGTTGCTTTGCAAAACTCCTTCTGAGTTTGTGGCCCAGCGTACGAAACACTTCGCTGATATGACCCGAGCACAGGAAGAGGCTGTAGACAACAATTTAATGCGTCAAAGCGATGCGCGGATGCCAATCTTCAATGAGCGGAAATCCTCAAGTAGCTTTGGCAAAGGTACTTAAATTTAAATAGGAGTCTTTTATGGCTTATCCCGTCGTTGCGGCCCCCTACGGCCTAAAGCCGATCAATCTGATCGGTGGTCAAGTGTTTGCGGGTTCTACTCGTGAATATGCGATCCCTTACGGATATGCGACTGATATTTTCTACGGCGACATCGTTGGATTGTCACGTGGTAATGTTGGACGTTTGTCTGTTTCTACTGGCACTCTCGGCTCTGTTACAGGCGTCTTCTTGGGTTGCTCTTACACCAACCCCACTACTAAGCAACGTCAATTTGCTCAGTACTGGCCCGGTGGCACTACTGCTGGTGATGCTGTTGCGATCATCTGTGATGATCCTGATACCGTCTTCAAGGCAGTTATTTGCTCTTCTGGTACTACTGTTGCTTCTGGTGCTCGTGCAATGATTGGTCAAAACTTGGCCATGATCAACAACACTGGCAACATTAACACCGGTGACTCCGCAAACGCGTTGTTAGCTCCTAACGATACGCCTGCTACCACTGATGCACTGCCAATCCGCGTTTTGGGCTTAGTGCCTGACACCGTTGTGTCCTTGGGTACTGCTACCTATTCCAGCATTTCCACAGCTACTGTTACTTGCTCAGCTCTGCCTTTCGCATTGCCAGTTGGTACAGACGTGGGTTCGTTGGCCGCTAATGGTCAGTACATTCCCTCTGGCTCCTTTGTAGATACAGCTGCCGCTGCTGGTGCAACTTCGTTCGTTCTGAACCAAGCCCCCGTTACTGCGTTTGCTGCAAGCTCCACATTGGTGTTCAACCAATTCCCAGAACTCCTGGTTAAGTTGAACTTCGGTCAGCACGAGTATTACGCAGCTACTGCGACAGCCTAATAAGGAGCTAAATCATGGCTATTTCACGCGCACAACTACTTAAAGAGTTGCTCCCAGGTCTGAACGCATTGTTCGGTTTAGAGTATGCTCGCTACGGCGAAGAGCACAAAGAGATCTACGAAACAGAGACCTCTGAGCGTTCATTCGAAGAAGAGACCAAGCTTTCTGGCTTCTCTGCCGCACCTGTTAAGAACGAGGGCTCAGCCATCGCTTATGACAATGCACAAGAAGCATGGACTGCTCGATACAACCACGAAACCATTGCTTTGGGCTTCAGCTTGACTGAAGAAGCTATCGAAGATAACTTGTACGACAGCTTGTCTGCTCGCTACACCAAAGGTTTGGCCCGTGCTATGGCCTACACCAAGCAAGTTAAAGCTGCCGCTGTTTTGAATAACGGTTTCAGCGCTAGCTACGTTGGTGGTGATGGTGTTGCTCTGTTCTCCAGCGCACACCCCTTGGTCGCCGGTGGTACAAACAGCAACATCCCATCTACTCCTGCTGACTTGAACGAAACATCGTTGGAAAACGCTGTTATTCAGATCGCTGCTTGGACAGATGAGCGTGGTTTGCTGATTGCTGCTAAGCCTAAGAAATTGATCGTTCCTTCTGCATTGCAGTTCACAGCAACTCGTTTGCTCGAGACTGAACTCCGTGTTAGCACAGCTGACAACGATATCAACGCATTGAAGAACAACGGTTCGATTCCTGAAGGTTACACAATTAACCACTTCTTGACCGACACCAATGCTTGGTTCTTGACAACCGACGTGCCTAACGGCATGAAGCACTTCGTTCGTACCCCCTTGCAGAACAGCATGGACGGTGACTTCGATACAGGTAACGTCCGTTACAAGTCTCGTGAGCGTTACAGCTTCGGCTGGTCTGACCCTCTGGGCATGTACGGTTCTGCCGGTGCTTAATATTTCTTAGGAAATATTTGAAAGGGGGCCTTGCGCCCCCTTTTCTTTTGTTGTATATTGCTTTTAACCCGGGGTTATCCGGTGTGCTAGACAGTCCCGGCTGACGACATACAGACTAGCGCACTTCACTTGTATGTAAGGAAAAATCATGGCATCGACCACCTTCTCCGGCCCAGTAACGTCCACAAATGGCTTTATCGGCAATGTGACAGGCAACGTAACGGGCAACGTAACGGGCAACGTAACAGGCAATGTAACAGGCAATGTAACAGGCGCTACTGTTGCGGTAACAAGCACCGTAACTGCTGATAGCGATACAGCTCCAGTCGCTGGCGGCGCTTCTGCTTTCTTGGCTACTTCTACTGCTAGTCTTGGTATCTTTGTTGGTTCTGGCGCTCCTACAGTGTCAGCCGCTCAAGGTTCTTTGTACTTGCGTACTGACGGCTCTTCAACCAGCACTCGCTTGTACGTAAACTCTTCTGGCAGCACCACCTGGGTCGCAGTTACTACTGCCTCTTAATAGGAGCATCAAATCATGATGCAAACAGACGTAAAATCGCAGCATTTTACTGCTAGTGGTAGTGTTGCTGGACTTAATCGTAACCGTTTTAAAGCCATTTCCTATCGAGGAAATGCGCAAGACGGTTATGTTCGGCTACGTAATGGCGGCTCAAGTGGCGCTATTTTGTGCGAATTAGATGTTGGTACAAGTGATTCATTCACAATTTACGTGTTGCTACCCGGCGAAGGAATTATATTCCCCAACGGTATCTATGTAGATTTGTCCAACGTATCCGCATGCACGGTGTTTTATGGCTAAGAGTCCAGCATGGCAAAGGAAAGAGGGCAAGTCCGAGAAGGGCGGCTTGAACGCCAAAGGCCGAGCCTCTGCGAAAGCGCAAGGCATGAACTTGAAACCTCCCCAGCCAGAAGGCGGCTCCCGGCGAGACTCTTTCTGTGCGAGGATGAGCGGCATGAAAAAGAAATTAACAAGCGAGAAGACGGCAAAAGACCCGAACTCGCGGATTAATAAATCTTTAAGAGCTTGGAATTGCTAACATGACTGAAATCACATTAAACGAACGTGAAGAAGCCATCGCTAAAAGAGCGGCTAAGTTAGCCATTGAAGAAATGTCTGGCGAGTTCTACAAAAAAGTCGGTAAGACGGTTGTAGAAAAGTTGCTAATTTGGGTTGGCATTTTGGCTGTTGGTTTTGTTGCTGGCAAAGGCTGGGTTGTTAAGATTTAATATGCCAAGCACAAGCAAAAAGCAACACAATTTCATGGCTGCGGTGGCCAATAATCCATCGTTTGCTAAGAAAGTAGGAGTCCCACAATCCGTGGGTAAAGAGTTCAACAACGCCGATAAAGGCAAAAAATTTTCTACAGGAGGCCACATGGCTACTACAAAAATGGGCAAGCCCACAATGAAACCCGGTATGAGTACTGCCAAAGACGGCATGAAGAAGCCTACTCCTATGGCTAAGACCATGATGGCTCCCGCTACTCCTATGGGTATGAAAAAAGGCGGCATGGCTAAAGGCGGTGGTATCGAGTCTAAGGGTAAGACCAAAGGCAAGATGATTACCATGAAGAGCGGCGGCAGAACTTGCTAAGGAGCTATCATGAAAAAAGTTAGACGATATTTTGCAGGTAATGAAGTAGACGAGATGGAAGCGGCTAACAAACGTACAGAGCGTACGTTAACAAACCCTAACGCTAAAGAGTATGGCGAGGCTGGCACTTCTGAAATGGTAGAAGCTACCCCCCAAAAGGCCGCTGCTAAATCTAAAGCAGCCGCCAAACCCGCTCCTAAAGCAGCCGCTAAAGAAGCGCCTAAAGAAGCACCAAAAGCAGCCGCTAAAGAAGCCCCTGTTGATGTGACTAAGCTTTCTGTGGCTGAACGCAGAAAATTAAGTCGTGAGAATCCATCCGTTAGCGGCCCAACTGATACACGTTCAGTTAACCAACGTTTACGCGCTGCTTTTGGGTTTAGTAAAGGTGGTTCTGTTGGTTCCGCATCTAAGCGTGCTGATGGTATCGCTCAGCGGGGTAAAACTCGCGGCACTATGTGTTGAGGATTAATCATGTTGGCATCCCGTGGTATGGGCGATATTCGAGCTTCTAAAATGCCTGGTGGGAAAAAGAAAGCCCGACGGGATGACACTGACTTTACCCAGTATAAAGAGGGTGGTAAGGTCAACGCTGCTGGCAATTACACAAAGCCCGGTTTGCGCAAGCGAATTGTGTCTCAAGTAAAAGCCGCAGCAACGCAAGGCACTGGTGCAGGTCAGTGGTCGGCTCGTAAAGCTCAGCTAGTTGCCAAGAAGTACAAGGCAGCTGGCGGAGGTTATCGAGATTGAAAGCGCCTCAGAAATCATTGAAGGATTGGGGCGACCAAAAATGGAGAACCAAAAGTGGTAAAAAATCTTCTGACACAGGTGAAAGATACCTTCCTAGTGCTGCGATTAAAAGTCTCAGCCCTGCTGAGTACGCTGCTACAACGCGTGCGAAACGTGCGGGCAAAAAAGCCGGAAAACAATTCGTAGCCCAACCTAAAACGATTGCAAAGAAAACAGCAGGATTTAGATAATGGCTACTACCTCAGGAACCTCCGCGTTTAACCTAGACTTCAACGATATTGTTGAGGAGGCGTATGAGCGGGCGGGTCTTGAGGTTCGTACTGGCTATGAGTTTCGTACCGCACGCCGGTCGTTCAACATGCTTACGATTGAATGGGCTAACCGCGGCATCAATTTATGGACTATTGAGCAAGGCCAATTCGTAATGAATACCGGGCAAGGCGTCTATGCTTTGCCTAGTACTACGATTGATTTGTTGGATCAGGTGATTCGTACACAGGCATCTACGCCTAATCAGATCGACATCAACATTAGCCGCATCTCTGAGTCGACGTACTCAACATTGCCAAACAAGCTAGCTCAAGGCCGCCCCATTCAGGTGTGGATTAACCGACAATCAAACCAAAGCTATCTGTCTAGCGCGACAGTAGCAGCGACAGTTTTGAGCACTGATACAACTATCACACTCAGCACAACTAATGGCCTACCAGCAACAGGATTCATCACAATTGACTCAGAAACAATCTATTACGCTAACGTCAGCGGCAATCAACTACTTAATTGTTATCGTGGTCAGTACAACGGCAGCATTACTACAACTGCCGCTGGTCATTCAATTGGCGCAACCGTAACGGTTAATAATCTTACATCTGTGAATGTGTGGCCTACGCCTAACGCCCCTGGAGATCAGTATGTGTTTGTGTACTGGCGTATGCGCCGTATGCAAGACGCAGGTAACGGCGTCAATATCCAAGATATCCCGTTCCGCCTAATTCCTTGCATGGTGGCTGGTTTGGCATATTACGTTGGTTCTAAACGCAACGATGTCTCTCCTGACCGAATCGCCATGCTCAAATCCATCTATGAAGAGCAGTGGCTGTTAGCCTCGCAAGAAGATAGGGATAAAGCTCCTGATCGGTTTATACCTCGTCAGATGTTCTATAGGTGATGTATGCCTAGCAGATACGCTTCTGGTAAATATGCAATTGCTCAGTGTGACCGCTGTGATGAGCGGTATATGCTGAAGGACTTGAAAAAAGAGATTATCAAGACGCGCCTATTTAATTTAAAAGTGTGTCCTGAATGTTGGGATCCTGATCAACCTCAGTTACAGTTGGGTATGTACCCAGTGGATGACCCACAAGCTGTACGAGAGCCACGTCCTGATGTAAGCTATACACAGTCTGGTACTAACGGATTGCAGATCCTATTAACTAATAGCGTCGCACCAGATGGGTTTGGGTTTCCAAACCAAGGTAGTAGAGATATTCAGTGGGGGTGGAACCCTGTTGGTGGGGCAAGTAGTTTTGATTCGGTTTTAACGCCAAACTACTTGGTTTTATACGCGGAAGTTGGTACAGTAACGGTACAGATAGGAGCTTAATATGGACAAAGCAGATTTGAAACAAGATAAAAAGATGATAGCTGGAGCCGTGCATAAACACGAGAAGAAGCTGCATCCAGGTAAGCCCATGACAAAATTTGCCAAGGGTGGTAAAACTAACGCTCAGATGAAAACTCTGGGTCGTGGTTTGGCTAAAGTTGCTAATCAAAAGAAATCATCTTTCACCTATAAAAAAGGCGGTTGATATGGCTAAATTTAGTCAAAAACAAGGCGGTAAAGAAGTCGGCAATGCCGAAGTCTACGCCCCACCACACACCATGTCTGGTGGTAAAGTTGAGCTTGGTAACG